AATGGATAGGGTTGCAGATGGAGGTGTTGGCTGGAGAAACAGGATAACTCCTATATTAAAATCTATGGGTGTTACGGTCCTTAATCCATGTGATAAACCTGTTGAGGTTGGACTAGAAGACGAAAGCACTAGATTTGAAATAGAGAGGCTTAAGAAGTCTGGTCAGTTTGAAGAGATTAGGAAAAGGTATGGAGTTATAAGGACTTTAGACCTTAGATGTGTCGATATATCTGATTTTATCATAGCTTCCATAGATACAGATGTACATGCCTGTGGAACCTACGAAGAAATAGCTGTTGCGAATAGTCAAAAAAAACCTGTATTAGTCTGGTCCCAGCAAGGAAAAAGTAATGCTCCTAACTGGTTGTTTTTCATGCTTCCTCATCAGCATATATTTGGTTCTATACAGGAACTGTTAGAATATCTCATCAATATAGACAGCGGTAGAGACATAAAACACTATAAAAGATGGTTTTTCTTTGACCAGAATAGGATGTAGCAATGTATGCTATATGTGCTATAACAATTACGTCTATATGCTATACAATAGCCTCTATATGTTGTATAAAAGATAAAGATTATCCACATTCCCTAATGTGGTTCTCATATGCTCTTGCAAATATCGGACTACTGTGGTATGAAATTCAAAAACAAACCCCATAACTCAAGTTTGATTCATTCTTTATGGGGTATAATATAGTATGATAAGATATATAAAATATCTGAAAGGCTTGTTTTCAGAGAGCAAGAATTCAGAAACAGATGAGGCAGAAGGACTATCTAACTATATTAAAGAAGAAGATTGTGCGTGTCGTATAGAGCTTAGACTTGATAAAGAAAATGGAGACTTTAACGTTATTGTAGATATAAAAGACGAAAGCTCCGCTACCGCAGAAAGTCTTGGACTACTAATGTATCTTCTAAACTCTGGTGGTCTCTCCGAATATATTACAAGCGCATATCAGTCTTGGGCTGGAGAAAATATTGAAAGACAAGGCTTTGCAGGAGAAGTATTGTTTAGTTGGATATCAAACAAGGAAAGTTTTAGTGAGGAGTATGATAGATTAGCGGTAAAGCCGTCAGAAGTTTTTAAAAACGTATAGACTATATCCAAACTAGAGAGGCGTAAGATGGGTGATACATTTGAATATCCAAACGACTTTGATGTATATTGGGAAAAATGGATAGATGTATATCAGCAGGAAATGGAAGAGATAGAGTCTGCTATTGATGAACTAGAAGGTCTTGATGACTTAGGATATGATATAGATCCGGAGGTTAGAGATCAACTAGAAAATATGGCAAATATACCTTCTATAAAAACTATTATGACACCTTTTGGCATGCTCCCTCTAACTGAGCAGTCTTTAGCAAGCAGTCATTTCAAGCTATGGGTAGGTCATACAAACTTTAGCGTTCTAAAATCACATACTAGATTAATCGGCTCTGTGAAAGGAGTAGAGTCTGTGGACATCCTTACTCCCTATAGATTTAGGATAGGAATAGCCAAACTCTTTGTTGACAGAGATGTAATGGCTGGAGTAAGAACGGCATTGCTGGAGAGTCTGTAATGAAAAAAAATGCCGAAGACTTAGACTCCTACGGCTATATACCATCAACTAGAGAGATGTTTCTACTACCAATAGACGTAGAAGACTCTGAGATAAATACAAAATCCGCCAACCTTTTCTTAAAAAATTTAAGAGCATTAGAATCTAAATCAAAAGAACCTATTATACTTCACTCTTTTAGTGTTGGTGGTAACTGGTATGATGGAATGGTTATATATGACGCTATAAAGTATAGTCCATGCGAGTTTATATCAATATCATATGGTATAGCGGCCTCAATGGCAAGTTTGATACCGCAGGCAGTTTTTCCTAAAGGCAAGAGAATCACTATGCCAAACTGTGACTGGATGATACATGAAGGCTACACGGCGACAGAAGGCACTTACCGTCAGGTTCTATCCGGAGCTCAGTGGGACACTATACTCAGGTCTCGTACATATGAGATGTATACGGGTCCATGTTCAGCGACAGGCAAATTTTTTGAAAAAAAGAAGCACTCACAAGTTAAAAGTTACATAAGAAGAAAACTAGAATCTAAAGAGGACTGGTGGATGTCTTCTGAAGATAGTATTAAGTATGGTTTTTGCGACTTTATGATAGGACAGGAAGGTTTTGAGACTGTGGACAAAGTAGTAAAGAATGTATCTAGAATTTTGCAATTATAATACTTCCCACTTCAAAAAAGTTGAGGAAGAGATCAGCACCATATTTGATTCCATATCGCTAGGATTTTCTGGGGTTGCTATACCTCTGCATATATTGAAGCATGTATCTACTTATCTCCAAGACACAGAGATAGATGTTGCGACCTGTGTTGACTTTCCTTATGGGCTATCGGACAGCAAAGTAAGAGCTCATGAGACTTTAATAGCACTTAAAAATGCAGCTGACTTCATAGACATACCTTTGAATCCGTACTTTATTAAAGATCGTAATTATGTTAAAGCCGAGAAAGAGATCAAAGGCTTATTAAGAATGTGCAATGATTATGGCTCCTCTCTACGTGTAATAATACATCACAATCTGAATTACCTTAATGAGTCTATAGCTATATCTATGTTTCTCAAGGAATGTGGCGTTGAGTATATCATACCTGCTTCAGGGTTTCATAATGATGACATATTCGATAATATACTAACTTGCTCCGCCATATCTAACAAAGTAGATTTAAAAACGGTTTGTAATGGATATATATGGTTAGAAAAGCAATTTAATACTGCTATTAATTCAAATATTTCTATTTTAAGATTGTATTCTCTTAACTTGATCTCTACTTTTAGTGTATAGTTCTTTAGGAATGGACTTAGATTTATTAGGAATAATAGGATTTTTGTAATAGCCATTTTAAGAAGGTAAAAAAAATGAGCTTTATTACTAACATTACATCTTCGCCAGCTACAACTGGCAGTTTTACTGACGGCACTCCCACATCTATGGATAATGACCATGGAAATATTAGAGCCGGCGGTAACATTTCAGAGACAACTCTCTTTTCTTCTAATTCTTTAGGAGAAGGTAATCCTATTACACTTGTTAGCTCAGGTGTGCACAATAAGATTGCTGTAAATGGAGGCACTTGGAACTTTGAAGATGGGTCTGGCGTGATTGTCAGAGCAACTACTAGTTTGGGTGGAGTTGCTAACAATGCAGCCCTATTTGGATCTAGTGACTCCGCTAATGGAGATTCAATTCATCAGGCGGCTATTGTGAGAAACAGACTATACAAGACTGCTGTTCGTGCAGGATACTGGAACGAACTTACAGGAACTTGGTCGGTTACTCCAACTGTTGCAAACACTGGTGGTTACGATATCGCAGCTGATGTCGATGATGCTCCAACACTTAAGACGAGCGCAACTGATCATGCGGCTAATCCGAGCAACACTGAGCCCGGCGAATTGCAGTATGGTAATGGTCAAGTACCAATTCAGACTGGATACCAGCCTAGATACTTATGGTAGTTTATTTTTGATTGAGGGGCAGAGAGATTTGCCCCTCTCTCTTTCCATAGTTCCTTAGAAAGAAAAATAAATGAAAGCCCTGTTAGCATTCTTGCCTCCTTTTCTTGTCGCAGCTGGAGAAGCAATACCTAATTTTGAGTGGGGCACTATCTCAGCCACTGGTCTGCTTGGTTGGTATTTATGGTACACGACTAAAGTCGTTTTTCCTAACCATCAAAAGCAGGTTTCGGACATGCAGGACAGCTTTACAGAACAGTTCAATATGCAAAGAGAGCATTATGAAAACATCATAGATGATGTCCAGACTAGACAAGATAAAAGACATGAACAAATTGTAGAAACTCTAGAAAAAATAAACGAATCTTTAGACAAATCATAATAAGCGAAGTATAATTATATAACACTATTTTTTTAAAGGAGATTTGATATGATTGAAAAGCTTAAAGGCTTAGTAAGATCACGTCGTTTTTGGACTGCTGTGGGAAGTGTAGTGGTAGTTATTCTACATGATACCTTGGGTATTCCTGAAGAAACGGCCAATACGGTCGCAGCAATTGCAGTTAGTTGGATTGTTGGCGACTCGCTTAGACCTACCGAATAAAATGGAATTTATTTATGGAAAGGGGCGGATTTTCCGTCCCTTTTTTTCATGGTTGACGTTTAATATGTTAGATATATCTAACCTTACAAGGAGAAAGAAATGAAAAAGCTTATATTATTTATGTCAATTCTTGCATTCAGTGTTCCTAGCGTATTCGCAGATCCACCACAAAGGAAAGTGATTCAGGCGCCTCAAAAGCCTCAAGTCGTGCGTAGTCAGCCAAGAGACTTTACTAGGCCTCCTAATGCGAGACCTACAATACCCGGAAAGCAACAGTGGCAGAGACCTCAAAATCAACCGCAACAACCAAGAGTTGAGACTAAACATAGCTTTGGTTTTTACAATTACTACAGACCTGTAAATCCACATTTTAGATACTATAGAGTTCCTTCTTATTATCCTCCTGTGATTGTTCAGCCCCCTGTAGTGATTCAGCCTCAACCAATGCCTATCTATCCGGGCCCATTTCACGGGTTCTTTTTTCACTTTAGATTTTAAAGGTTTATAAATGTTTGAGATATTTGACAAAGATGTAGCCAAGGAAAAAGCAAATAAGAAGTGTAAGATTTGTTATGGAAGAGGGTTCGTCCTTATAAGGTATCCAAAGTATAATGCGTCTGTAAAAGATTATTGTGGATGTGTTCGTAAAAAAATTAATAAAGACCAATAGTCTAGTTTTTTTGCGGTGTATATATTGATGAACGCCAGATATAAAAGAGCGAAGTAATATCTTTTCGCTAAAGCGGCACAACTCTGGCATTATTAATTCCCTTTTACTAGGTTCACAGAATAAAAACATAAAGCTCCCTCGACGGCAGTGAACAGGTAACAGGGATAACCAAAGTGTCGCTTTTTTTAAAAAGCACAAGCTCATCTTGGAAAAGGTGGGCTTTTTTATGTTATCTATAGACAATATAGTGTTTCTAAGAGTACAATTGAAATAGTTACAAGAGTAAAACTATCTGAGAGTTTATTAGCCAAGATGAGCGACAGCAACAAAAAAGTAAAGAAGCGTAATGGAAGACTAGAAGAACTTAATTTAGACAAAATCAATGAGTGTGTTGAGAGAGCTACTAAGGCTCTGGACAGCGTGTCTGTAAGTGAGATAGTATTAGATGCAAGTCTGCAGCTTTATGATAAAATACCTACGATGGAAATAGACAAGGCTCTAATCATGTCTGCTAGATCTAAGATTGAGAAAGAGCCTAATTATGCATATGTTGCAGCCAGACTTCTTTTAAACAATCTTTACAAAGAGGTTTTTGGAGAGGGAGTAGATAGCGACACATTCGATTTACAATACAGGAAATCCTTTGTCCAAAATATAAAAAAGCTTGTAAAGGCTGGAAGATTAAGTGAGGACTTACTGTCTTATGACTTGAAAGCACTCTCAGAAAAAATTGATCCCAGTAGAGATCTACTTTTCAAGTATTTAGGAATTCAGACATTATACGACAGATACTTTATCCATATTGATCAGCGTAGAATGGAAAGTCCCCAAGCTTTCTATATGAGAGTTGCTATGGGTCTGTGTCTTAATGAGAATGATAAAGAAGAGAAAGCTGCTGAGATATATAATATGATGTCTGAGTTTAGATATTCTCCATCTACTCCAACGTTGTTCAATAGTGGAACTAAAAGATCTCAGTTATCTTCTTGTTACTTAAGTACAGTACATGACTCAATTGATGGTATCTTTGGAACTATTCATGGTCAGGCAAGGCTCTCAAAATATGCTGGAGGCTTGGGGGTTGATTGGACTCCTGTTAGATCTTCAGGCTCATATATTCAAGGTACAAACGGAAATTCTTCAGGACTTGTTCCTTGGTTAAAAATATTCAACGATACGCTCGTTGGCGTTAATCAAGGAGGTAAGCGTAAAGGTGCTGGATGTGCTTATCTTGAAGTATGGCATCTTGACGTAGAGGACTTTCTGGAACTAAGAAAAAATACAGGGGATGACCGTAGAAGATGTCATGATATGAATACTGCCCTTTGGATATGTGATGAGTTTATGTATCATGTTTCGAAAGAATTAGACTGGTATCTTTTCGATCCTTCTGAGTGTCCTGACTTACATGAGACTTATGGTAGTAAATTTTCCAAACTATACAAACACTATAAGAAAATGGCTGACGAGGGAGAAATCAAAAATTTTGCAATAATTCCTGCTAAAGATCTATGGAAGAAATGTCTAAAGTCATTATTTGAAACTGGACATCCTTGGGTGACTTTTAAAGACCCATCGAATATAAGATATTCAAATAAACATGCTGGAGTAGTCCATTCTTCAAACCTATGCACTGAAATCTTACTGCACACCAAACCGACTGTTTATGATGAGGGAAATGTTATCCAAACAGGTGAGACTGCAGTATGCAACTTAGCTAGTGTAAATCTATCTAACCATATAAAGGTTAGAACAATAGACTGGAAGAAGTTGCAAAGAACTGTTGAGGTTGCGGTTAGAGGATTGGACAATGTTATTGACCTAAACTTCTATCCAACTAAAGAGGCTAAGAATTCTAATATTAAAAATAGACCTGTTGGCTTGGGAATTATGGGGACTCATGATATGCTTCATAAACTTGGCATTGTCTATGACTCACAAGAAGCTGTGGAGCTATGCGATAAAGTTCAAGAATTCATATCTTTACATGCTATAAAATCTTCTGCTCTGTTAGCCAAAGAGAAAGGAACATACCCAACGTTCGGAGGATCGGAATGGGATAAAGGGAACTTTCCAATTGATACATACTGTGAAATGCTTTCGCAAAGAAACCCTAGAGCTGTTGGTGAAGACAAGGGTTCCTTTGAGAGTTTTGAAGAATGGGACTATGTAAGAGAAATAGTATCTAAGTATGGTATGAGAAACTCCAACGTTATGGCCATTGCCCCTACCGCCACAATATCATATATACAAGGTTGCTCTCAGTCGATAGAACCCGACTACTCAGTGCTCTTTGTGTACTCGACACTTAGCGGAGAATTCACTATGATAAATGAACACTTCGTTTCAATAGCAAAGAAAAAAGGCATCTGGTCTCAAGCTCTGGTAGACGCTCTAAAAAGTGTAGACGGGGATGTAAATGCTTTGATTGACCTAGACGACTCAATAAAAGAAGAGTTTAAAAATGCTTTCGATATTGACTTTCACACACTAATAAATGCTGCGTCTGCAAGACAAAAGTGGATAGATATGGGTCAGTCTCTAAATCTTTACAACAAACACGAAAGCCTTAAGTACTTAAATGATATGTATGTGCATGCTTGGGAAAAAGGTCTTAAGACTACCTATTATCTCAGGAGTAAAGCCGCCACTAGGTTAGAAAAATCTACAGTTTCTGAGACAAGTAATAGGAATGAGAGTATAATTAATGAGCCGAAGGCTTGTTCAATTTTAGATCCCGGATGTGAGAGCTGCCAGTGAGATTTATAGAATTCAGACAATCTTCCACGTCTCCGCTCAAGTATCATCTGGAACTAAAACCAGAAGAAGTGGAGAAGGTAAAGGATTTGTTAATGCAAATAATTGAGAGATTGAAAAAAGATGAAGAAAAGTAAAGAAATTATATCAGACAAAGTTTCAGTAGTCAATCAAATATTGCCACATACTAATAAATGGGCTTGGGATTTATTTATTGATGGAGCAGCTAATAACTGGATGCCTACCGAGATCTCTATGGCAAAAGATATTGAGCAATGGAAGTCTAACTTACTATCCGAAGATGAGAAGCTTGTTGTGAAAAGATGCTTAGGTTTTTTTGCAGGGTCTGAGTCTTTAGTTGCTAACAATCTTTTGTTATCTATATTTAAATTTGTAACAGATCCAGAATGTAGACAGTATATATTACGTCAAGCATATGAAGAAAGCCTGCACAATTTAACAGTCGTCTATGTCTGTGACTCCCTTAATCTCAAAATTGATGAGGTATATCAGGCATACAACTCTATACCTAGTATAAAAGCAAAAGACGATTTTCTTATGAATATCACCACAGATATTAATCGTCCAGATTTTAATATAAATACGATAGAAGGCAAGAGGGAGTTCCTTCGCAATATTATTACATACTATATAATCTGCGAGGGAATCTTCTTCTTTTCTGGATTTGCCATGTTACTCTCTTTTAATAGACAAAACAAACTACCCGGAATTGGAGAACAAATCCAATATACTCTTCGCGATGAAAGCCTACATATTAAATTTGGCACAGAGCTTATAAATAGAATCAGAGAAGATAGCCCAAAAATATGGACAAAAGCATTCGAAAAAGAGACACTGGCACATATCGAAACAGCTATGGAGCTTGAGCTTGCATATGCCAGAGACGTGCTTCCTACTGGTATTTTAGGGTTAAATTCAGACATGTTTATTGACTATGTGCAGTTCATTGCCGATAGAAGACTCAACAATTTAGGACTTCCCTCCCCATTTGGGGAGGCTCAGAACCCATTTCCTTGGATGAGTGAGATTATTGACTTAGAAAAATGCAAAAACTTCTTTGAAACAAGGGTAACAGAATACTCGGTTGGGACACTAGTTGACGACTTTTAGGTGTATATCTATGTAGTGTCTAACTTGCTCTTTTTTTTTGGAGTCACCTATGATCGATTTTGTATTTGATAGAAGAAATTTTTTAAGAATAGGTTCTATTGGCGCTGGCATGTCAGCAATAGGCCTATCTGATTATGCGCTTGCATCTCAAGACTCCAATAGCTATGAAGACAAAACTGTAGTATGGGTATGGTTAGGAGGAGGGCCTACTCAATTTGAAACTTTTCACGCTCCAAATGATACAGTACCATCAGAATGGCAACCAGTAAATGGAGCTATACATGATGCAAAAACCAACATCACTCTAGGAGCAGACTGGGTTGAGTTGGCTAAACATACATCTAAGCTAAATATTGTAAATTCTTTTAGTCATAAAGACTCTTCTCATAGGCAAGGCACGCACTTTATGATGACTGGGCATTACAACCCAGAGAGAAGTACTACGTCGATTGCAAAATACCCCTCCTTTGGGTCTATTGTCTCAGCTATCTATGGAGCAAACAATCCAAATAATGGAGTGCCAACATATGTTAAGCAAGGTAAAATTGAAGGTGATGAGGGTGCTTGGTTGGGTGGAGCATTTAAACCATTTGATCCGTCCAATAAAGACAATCTCACACCAAGAGTTGAGCTTGACAGATTCTCAACAAGAAAAGACTTACTTAGAGGGCTAGACGCAGCAAGGGTCTCTAGTAAAGGAGCCGAGTCTGTCCAATTCTATAAGGGGCAAGCATATGATGTTATTCTTGGATCTGCTAAAGAAGCATTTGCTGTAGAGAAAGAAAACGAAGCAACCAAAGCTCTATATGGCTCTACTAAAGCTAAAGATATTGGAGAACAGCTAATACTGGCTAGAAGGCTGGCAGAAAATGGAACTAGATTCATAACACTACACTATGGAGGGTGGGACATGCATAGTAATATATCTAAAGCTATGCAAGGCAAGGTTCCTCCTTTAGACAAGGCTCTAGCAGGCTTCCTGCAAGATATAGAAGACAGAGGAATGAGTGAAAAGGTTCTTTTGGTTGTCACAGGAGAATTTGGAAGAACTAAGTTTAATGCAAACTCAGGCAGAGATCATTGGCCCGCTATAACACCGATGCTCATGGCAGGAGGAGCATACCAAACAGGAAGAACTATTGGTGCTGCCGATAGATCTTATAACCCAATCGAAAACCCTGTAGGTCCCCTAGACTTACAGGCGACATTGTTTGACCACTTTAGTATTGATACAGCTATTCAGCGTGTAGATAATGGCGGTCGTCCAAGATACCTACTAGAAGGCGAAGCAAAGGTAATTTTATAATGTTTGAAGAAATTAAAGAATTTTTCAATGAGACTGGTTTCACAGAAGAATTAACCGAGGCCAACTTTGTAGTCCCCAATGAGGAAGACTATGTTGACTTTGGAGAAGAAACCGAAGAATGGGACGTGGCCCAGAAGAGGCCCGGACTATGGGAGAACATACGCAGAAAGAAAAAGCGTATGGGCAAAAATTACAAGCCAGCAAAAACTGAGAAAGAGGGCAGACCAAGTCAAGACGAGCTCAAAAAAGCACAGGCTGCTCCAAGCGATCCTAGAAGAACTCCTGCTCCTAAGAAAGATCAGAAAAGAGGATCTAAAAAGAATAAGCCAGACAGTGCTAAGAAGCCAAACCAAAGTATTAAATTTAGTAAAGAAGTAACTCAACAGTTAGCAAATAAGGTCAAAGAACATAATGCTAAAGATAAAGGATCTAAAGCAACACTTGGAGCATTGAAAGCTGTATACAGAAGAGGTGCTGGAGCCTATTCTACTAGCCATGCTCCTAAGATGAGTCGTCACGGATGGGCTATTGCTAGAGTTAACGCCTTCTTGTACTTGTTGAGAAATGGTCGTCCTAAGAATGCTGGTTATAAACAAGACAACGACCTTCTTCCAAAAGGACATCCAAGAAAAAGT